ATGCCGGAGCTGACCGACCTCTCCGTTATCCGCACCCTGTGCGAAAAATACGATTTCGCGCTCTCCAAGGGCTTTGGACAGAACTTCATCATCAATCCCGGCCTGCCGCCCAAGATCGTGGACGCCAGCGGCGTCGATAAGACCTGGGGCGTGCTGGAGATCGGCCCCGGCATCGGCGTGCTGACCAAAGAGCTGGCCCGGCGCGCCGCGAAGGTGGTGTCCATCGAGGTGGACGAGCGCCTTCCGCCCCTGCTGGCCGAGACCATGGCGGGCGTGGAGAACTTCAAGCTGGTATTGCAGGACGTTCTGAAAGTAGACCTCCGCGCCCTCATCGAGGAGGAGTTCCCCGGGATGCCGGTGGCTGTCTGCGCCAACCTGCCCTACTACATCACCAGCCCCATCGTCATGAAGCTGCTGGGCGACCGCCTGCCCATCCGGAACCTCACCGTCATGGTGCAGAAGGAGGCCGCCGACCGTCTGGCCGCTGCCCCCGGCACCCGGGCGTCCAGCGCCATCAGCTGCGCCGTGAGCTACTACGCCACCTCGAAACTGATGTTCACCGCCGCGCCGGGCAGCTTCTACCCGGCCCCGAAGGTCACCAGTGCCGTCGTGCGGATGGACATCCGCCCCACTCCCGCCGTACAGGTGGAGGACGAGGACGGCTACTTTGCCCTCATCCGTGCTGCTTTCGGCCAGCGCCGCAAGACCGCCGCCAACGCCATCGCCAGCGGCCTCGGCCTGCCGAAAGATAAGGTCATCGCGGCCATCGAGGCGGCGGGCTTCGACGCCCGCATCCGCCCCGAGGCCCTGACCCTCGAGGACTTTGCTGCCGTACAGCGGGAGCTGAAGTAAAAGTTTATCAGAATAAAACGCCAAGGCCCCCGCAGTCCGGAACAGAACTGCGGGGGCCTTGGTCGTTATGTGGAAGGAATGGAGGATGACAGTGTGCTTACCTCAGCAGTGCGCTGTGGTCTGCGCCGCCCACGGTGAAGGTGGCGGTGGAGCCGCTGTGGCTGAGGGTGAAAGGCGTATCGTCCGCACCGAGGGCTGCAACATCGGAGAGGGAGAGGGTGGAAGTGCAGCGTTTTGACGTTCTCGCCGTTCTCATCGTTCTCTATGAGCTTCACGAGGCCCAGCTTGTTGTTTTTATCCATGAGGCGGAGGACCTCGTCCAGCAGCTTTTTGCCGTCGCGGCTTCGGATGACATTGTCGGTGTCGGGGCCGGGGAGCAGACAAAGATATTGACAAGTGGGGAGGTTTCTGGTATTCTACTAAAGTACCCTGTGCAAATGATACTCGCTGGTGTGGCGCAATGGCAGCGCAACTGATTTGTAATCAGTGGGTTGCAGGTTCAACTCCTGTCACCAGCTCCAAAAATAAACGCACGAACGATTAAAACGAATCGTCCGTGCGTTTTTCTTTTTGCTTGAAATGCCTTAAAATCTCTTGAATGAACGTGACAATCTAACAAACAATCTAACAAATCAATACTTCATCTTTCGCATTTCCTGCAACAGATAATTCGGGTCATTGTGGGAGATGTACTTGTTTGCTGTGGTGGAGAAATTTTTGTGACCCAAGATGGCTTGCACGGCAGTCTTTTCCAGGCCGCACTCCACCATCTTGCTGCTGGCCGTGTGGCGCAGCGTATGCGGATGCACCCCCTCTATGTGGCACTCCTGCATCAAGGCCCGAAACTTTGTAGCCACGTTGCGCTTGTCCAGCTTTGTACCAGCTTTGGACGGTATCAGCCACTCACAGCCGCTGTCAAGCATCCAAAAGGCAATGATTTTATAAATGGGGTCCAAAATAGGGATAATGCGGTTTTTGCCCGCCTCGGTCTTTTCGCCGCCCTGCATATACCGCTCTTTTAGATGCACATCGTCGCAACGCATGGAAAGCAGCTCATCGATACGCATACCGGTGTAGAGCAGCACCATTGCGATTTGTGCTGTCTGCCCAAGCTTCGGGTCGTCTTGCCGGATGCTGATTTGCTCGATCTCTTGAGCGGTCAAGGTGCGCTCTGCCTTGCCTGTAGCCGCCGGGAGCTGCAAGAGCATGGCATAGTTTTTGTTTATGATGTCCTGAGCCATTGCCCACTCGCAGATCTGGCTGAAAAGTGTGCGCTGCTTTTCGCAGGAGCTGCGGGAGAGGCCCTTTTCCACCATCTGATCAATCACCTGTTGATAGTCTGCGGCTTTTAAGTCCCGGAGCTGTCGGTCATACAGCGGCGCAGCCTTTGCATAGGCCAGCTCATAACCCTTTTTCATGTCAGTGCCGAGCTTGTCAAATTTGGGCTGCGCTTTCCATTGGGCGTAGGCATCCGCAAAAGTGCATTTCAGACGCGCTGCGGGGGTGTTCTGGGCGTTGTAAGCGTCCAGTGCTTGTACCGCTTCACCCGGCGTCGCAAACGTCCCCAGAACGTCTCGCTTGGCTGTCAGGGCCACATACGGTTTTGACCTCGTCCCGCTCAACTTATATACACTGCCGCTGCCCTTTGGGCGGCGGCGCTTTTTTCTTTGCTGCGGGGTGGCTTCGGGCTGCTTCTTGCCGCAGTATGGGCAAAAAGATGCATCATCCGGTATTTCCCGACGGCAGCAGGCGCGAATACACCTCAACGCTCTTCACCTCGCTTTGCAGTATAGTCGGTCTCGCCGCTCTTCGCGGCCTCTTTTCCCGCCTGGTATGCCGACTGCAGCAGACTCACCGGAGGCTGGACTTCCCACGGGATCGGGTCTGTTCCTGTAGCCACGGCAAACCCGTAATTGTCCAGTATTTGGCCGCAGACGGATACCTTGTTTTGCAAGGGAGTGTGCAGGTTTGCGCACACCTCAGCAAACACCGCCGGTGGATAGCTGCCATGTCGGCCCAAAAGGATAAACAGCACCATCTCTTTTACAATTCGCGGCGCTGTGCGAAAGTATTCTGTAAGCGCCTCTTCCAGCTCTTCGTCTGATTTGCGCTGTACGGGCTCTTTATAAAGTTCTGGGTGCAGCATTTCTTGCATGGCGGGGAGCGGAGAAGTCCCGCAAGCCTCGAACCAGTCCATTATCTTGTCAGCTGGTGGGCTGGACGCCCCGCACTCCCAGCTCTGGATCGTAGCCTTTCCCTTGTTGATCCGGCGGGCCATGTCGACTTGGCTCAAGCCTGCCGCGACTCTGGCCCGCGCCAATGCGACACCAAGCTTTTCCGCAGTAAAGTAGCTCATCAATTATAACCTCACAAATTTCCATGCCATAAAAACAAAAAGTGACATGGGAAAAACCCATGCCACTCGACAGAGCGGAAGTCCTTCAAGTTTTCCCATAAAATGGTAAAATCTAAAACAAGTTGGACAAATTGAACAAAAACAGAGGTGAAATAAAATGGATTTCGAGCAAAGAAACGGCAAAGAAAACGAAATGACCATCATTGACGGGATGCCTGCCACCATTTTGACCGGCACGGCCCGAACACCTGAACCTTGGGAGGACTAAAGATGGACAAGATGAAGCTGTTTTGCACCCACATCCGCGCCGCGCTGGCCTGCTATGAGGATATGCCGCCCGAGGGGCAGGCCCGGGCTCGACTTTTTGTGACCCGCAAGGCCGGGGACATCCGGCAGCTCAAGGCCGCATCAGACGCGCCCGGCGGGGAGCTTGCTGCTGAACTGTTGCAAAAATTGCAACAATCTTGCAACCACGGATAACAACGTGCATATTTTGCGCGGATTCTGCGTAAAACGCGCGTACTTAGCAAAAAGTCAGCGTAAATTTCAGCGATTCAGCGCAAATACTAAATTTTTCGCGCATTTTTGAGCGATTAAACGCGCTTGACGCATTACAATCAACAGTTGTATAATGCGGTTGTGAGTAAGTTACAAGCCCAATAGTTGAGCTTTCTTGGCGTTGTACTCTGCTTCCGTAACAGCTCCCATATCCAGCAACCGCTTAAACTTCAAAAGCTCATCGGCGGCGCTTGTGGCAACCGGAGCGGGATCCTGCGGCTTCTCCTGGCTGGCTTTGCAGCTCTTGAGAAACGCAGTCATCCCGCCGGGGTAAACCATTGTCGGCAAGCTACTTTCGCCCAGTGGAAGAGCAAAGCGGATAGACACGCTCTCTTTACTGCGACCCTTGCGGGTCTCTGTTTTAGCGGTGGCGGCGCCCACGATCGCACCCACAGGCCCGGCAACGGCTGCACCGATCACGGCACGGCCAATACCGCCCTTTGTCTCTGTCACCGTCAGATCGTCAGGAGTATCAGATTCATACCCAGCGACTTCATCAAAGCTGTAGATCATGCGAGGGCCTTTATCGCCGCTGCGGTGTCCAATGCAAAACAGCCGGTTGGGTTTGTCAATCGACACAAAGAGCGCGTCACCATCATAGATGGAATCGGTTTCTTTGAACACCTTCCGACGCTGTTCCAGTGTAGCCCAATAGTCCGCAAGGGCAGATGTCGGTTGCTTTGCTGCCCGGATGCCCAATTTTGAAAAGAAAAAGTTGCTGCAGCCGGCGCAAATCGGGCCGTCTGCGCTTTTCTCACGGTTCAGCAGACCCAGCTTGCCGCCGCAAATGGGGCAGATATTTGCCATGTTTATACCTCGCCTTTTGATTTTATAAAATTCTGCATTTTGTCGAAACGCAAAACCACGCAACCCATCATTGAATTTGTGATTCGTTCATCCAAAAAAGAATCTTTCCATTTTTGAATAGAGTTTGCTTTTCCCTTTTGAGTTTTCAAGGTCAGGAGTTTTTCCAGCTGCTTGATATAAGAATTTTCGACAACAACCTCAAAAAGGTCGGAGAGAGAAAACTTTATCATGTTGTAAAGCTCAGTAGGGCTAAAATCAAATTTGAACCCAATCCTCTCATACTTCTTGAGTTCATCGAGCGTATCAAGGATCAGATCATATCTTGAAAACAAAACTTCAATATCTGATGTTTGCTCGATTACCAAAAAAGAATCCAGAACCTTCCGTATTCTTTCTGGTATAGTTTCCTCCGGGAAATCCACAAATTCTTCCCCGGTGTCAGGATCGATTAAAACAACGGGCTCTGGTGATTTGCTCCACTTAGCGTTCGGGCGCACAAAACGCAACGGCTCTTGGGCTTCAGGATCGTCTTTTTTCTTGAAGACCGCATTGATAACCCGCGTGATATTTTTCCGAAATCCAACATTCCATATCACGGGAAACACCTCACACATAACAATTATATAAGGAGGACAAAGCAAAATGCAGGACACATCTTTTAGCCCGGACGAAATCAGAAAAATCATCGAAAAGCTTAAGAGTGACCCTGCATTCCGTCAGAAAGTCCTCGATATTCTAAACAGCTAAATTACAACAACGCCCGGATCGCATTCTTTTTTGCGTCCGATGCGGCCATGATTTTTCTTACAAGCTCAGCATCTTCTGGGGACAGCCCACTCAGGCTTACCGTCTCCGTGGTGCTGGGTTTTTCTTTTTGCTCTTCGCCCATAAGCTCTTCAATGGAAATTTGTAGAAAATCAGACACAAGCAATAGCTTATCTTTCGGCGGATAGCGCTTTCCATTAGCCCATTTTCCTACTGTTCCGTTGGCGAATTTCAAATCTTTCTCCATTTTTGTAATGGAACTGCCTTGATTTTTACACGATACACGGATGAATTTCACTAGTTCAGGCAAAGAACGCATAAAAACTCCTCCAATAGCCTAATTTTCTATTGACAACTAGAAAATTAGGCTATATAATAGAGAGCGTAAGGGGGCAAACAAAACCAAAGCCCCTGACAATATTATATCGGGCAGACGCTAGATTTTATTCACTTTGTATCTCGCAACTACATAGTAGCATATTTTCTAGTGATTTTCAAGCCCGGAAAGGAGAATTGCTAGTGAATGTTTCAAAAATCGACCAGTTTTGCAAGTTGCACGGGCTGAGTCGCACCGATTTGGAGGCGGCGGCAGGCCTGAGTAACGGCGCAATCGGGAAGTGGGAGCGATCGATTTACGGCCCCAGTATCTCGCAGCTGCTCAAGCTTGCAAAGTATTTCAAGGTCACGCTGAACGAGCTTGTGGTCTACGATGAGGAAGGAGGAAAGCCTGAATGAGCCAAAACAAAAAGCCCAGTTGGAGAGAACGGCTTTCCAACTGGACCATGAGCAGAGAGGGGTTGATGATGATGAACCTGCTCTCCGTTTTCTTCAGCGGGGTAGCAATCGGAATCAGCATCACCAAATTCCTGCTTACTTGAGGATTGCAACAGCCAGCGATACAACAGCTACCACCAAAGAAGCAATCGCAAACCAGCGATCAACACGGTTTTCTTTGGCTTGTTCAATCTGGCTTTGCTCAAATTGTTCTTGCAGCTTTTCCAATTTTGCTGCGGTCTGAAGCTGAGCGTTGTCGATTTCCCGGCGCTTTTTCCAAACCGAGCCGTCCGGGTCAGCGACATTCACGCCTGGCGTTTTGTAATTGTAACGCTCAAGTTCGTTTGCACGCTGGTTGAAGTATTCCCACTGATTCAAAATCCCACCCCCTTCCTTGCCTATTATAACAGGCACCGGGGTGGACAACAAGAAAGGATAAAGCATGGCAAACATTCAAATTTTCACAAGCCCCGAGTTTGGGGACATCCGCACGGTAGACCAGAACGGTGAGCCCTGGTTCGTGGGCAAGGACGTGGCCGCAGCGCTGGGATACGGCGAAGGAAAGTCCCTCGCAAACGCCGTTTCCAACCACGTTGACGAGCAGGACAAAGGGGTCACCGAATTGATGACCCCCGGCGGCAACCAGAAAATGGTCATCATCAACGAGTCCGGCCTGTACAGCCTGATTTTTGGCAGCAAGCTGGAAGGGGCCGTGCGGTTTAAGCGCTGGGTGACAAGCGAGGTGCTGCCCACCCTTCGCAAGACCGGCAGCTACATGATGCCCAAGCTCAGCAAGGAGATGCAGGCGCTGTTTATGCTGGACAACCGCACCCAACGGCAAGAAGAGCGGCTCACCGCGTTGGAAAACACCATGACGGTGGATTACAACCAGCAGCGTGTGCTGCGCAAGGCCATCAGCCGGGCAGTGATCGGTGCTCTTGGCGGCGAGGACACCCCGGCCTACATCGACAACCACGTGCGCAGCAAGGTGTACAGCGAGTGCAACCACGATGTGCAGGACTGGTTCCGGGTAAACAGCGTGGGCAACATCCCCCGCAAGCGCTTCGATGAAGCCGTGGAGTACATCCAGCGCTGGAAGCCCAGCACCAACACCGTGATGTTGATCCAGCAGACCAACGGCCAGACCAGCTTGTTTGCCGCAGCCGCTGCCCAGAAGAACACCACCACCGCCGGGAAGTTTGTTAAGGAGGTATAAGCATGAAAAAAGTTATTGTAGGCGTAGTGTCCGTATTGGCAAGCGCTTTGCTGATGGCAGGATGCAATAAGCAGGTTATTGACCTGACCTATGAATACAGCTTGGCACAGCTGAAAATGCCCGACGGAACGATTGTCGAGGGGAAATTGAACAGTTGGGACGATTACGAGGGCGACCAGCTGCAAGTGAAGATTGACGGCGTGACCTATCTGGTTCATTCGTCCAATGTTGTGCTGAGACATTGATAGAAAGGAGGACGCCATGCAGAAGCCGAGCCTTACGATAGGAGAATGCGTCCAGATCCTTCGGGACAACAACATCTCAAAGACTGAAAAGGTCTTGGGAGCGCAGATCCAGGCGGGGCTGTTTACCAGCTGGGCGATTCCGTCCGTAGGAACAAAAGAACCTTGCCCTGACATCTCACGCGCCAGGTTTATGGCGTGGGTGAAGGACTTTTACGAGCTCAAAAAAGTTTATACAAAGGAGGAACCGAGAGAATGAGAAAGAAACCGATGAATTTTCGACTCATCTTAGCGCTGGACGGGCTGGCTTTGCTGGCAATCATCGGCGCGGTGCAGGTAGGGCGCTGGGCGTGCTCTTTGATGGCCGTTGCGCTGACCTACTGGGGCGGCTGGGACATCGCCGAGGCTGCGCATGCCGCGCCTTGGATTATTGTTGCATCCACTGCCGGGCTGGCGATGTCGTTTTATGGGATATATGAGGACAACAAACGGTATAAGCGCAGCGGTTACAGCAAAATCGTCCGCAACCATGCCCGGAACCCGGAGTATCCGCAGGATGAGGAGAAGGGCGCATGAAGCTGGAAGAGTTGATTCGGCAGCAGGCCGAAGAGCACCTGAAAACAGCCACGCGGCTTGCAACGGAGTCCGCGCTCACGGGAGACATCTGGCTGCGGGTCATCTGCCGGGAAAAATCAGAGGTCTATAGCGCGGCAGCAGATGGGCTGCTCACAGCTCTCCACGATGCGGAGGATGTCGCACATGGCTGATTACATCCACTATGTCACATGGTACACCGTGTACAGCGCCAAGACCGGTGAGGTGGTGGCAGCGGGAACGTCCGCCATGTGCGCTGCTAAGCTTGGATACAAGACCGCCAACAGCTTTGTGTCTTCCGTTGGACACCGACGCCATGAAAAAAAGCATCCGCACAAGTACATTTTTGAGCAGGAGCGCATTGATCGTGCGGAGGTCGACTGTCTCCCTCCGCTTCGCCGTTACTGCAAAAAGACGAAAAGGGAACAGGAATATGAACGGTAGATATATGCGAGCCGCAGAGATTCGCTGGCATAATCGTCAGCCGGAGCGGCTGCGGCACATCCACCAGAAGAAGGAGAAGAAAAAGGTGAGCACGGTACAGATCTTTGACGCGGATTTGCGTTTTGTCAACGAAATCCCCATGCCGAACACGCTGGCGGGCATCCAGTACGCCGACCAGCTGGCAGCAGAAAAGCCGGGCCGTCTGTACGTCGTTATGGACGAGCACCGGCAGAAGGTTTACCAGAGGTGACGTACATGACTTTAGAGCAAAAGGAACGCCGCAAAGCGGTTCTGCGGTATGCAGTCAGCGTCCCTGAATGGAATCTTGCGCTCAAGCATCGGGCAGCAACAGAGCTTACGAAATGCGCAAGCCTCTTGATGAGCGTAAGCCAGATGATGCTTGCTACCGACGCGGAAGACCGTTTTTATCCGGACAGATTAGATTATGGAATGTCTCCGACGGGATATGCAAAAGCCATTTCGGATGCAGAGTACAGCCTCGGCGCAGCCGCTTCGGCGCTGGAAACCGTAGTTGCTTTGGCAGATGAGTCAAACGCCTTCCCGCTTATCAGCTCCACCCAGACCGGCGGGTTAGATGACGCGATGGGAAACATTGAGGCGGCCTACAATTCTGGTCTTGGGTGGCTGGCAGATCTGTGCCGGGTACACGGGATAGATGAGGTGACATACAATCATGGATAAAATGACCATTTACGAGCAGTGCCGGGAAGTCCCAAAAGACGCCCAGAAGCCTATCGCAGCGGGCCGCCTGAAGGGCAAGACCGACATTAACCCCATGTGGCGCATCAAGAAGCTGACTGAGCTTTTTGGCCCGGCTGGTACGGGCTGGAAGTTCGACCCGCCGGTGTTCGAGGAAAAGACCGGAGCAAAGGGCGAAGTTGTCGTGCAGTGCTTTACGAATTTGTACGTCAGGCAGGATGATGGGGAAGCGTGGAGCGCCCCCATCCCCGGAGTGGGCGGCTCTATGCTGATTGCGTTGGAGTCAACGGGGCTCCGAACGGATGATGACGCTTACAAAAAAGCGTATACGGATGCACAGAGCGTGGCCTGCAAGGCGCTTGGAATCGGCGCGAATGTGTACTGGAAAGATGAATCCACCAAGTACACCCCGCCTCCGGCCACTCCCGCCCCGGTGTGCGCCTGCTGCGGAAAGAAAATCATCGGCATCAAAACCAAGGACGGAAAAAAGATGACTGCTGAGCAGGCAGCGGAACGAAGCAAGGCAAAATATGGGCGTATACTCTGCGTAGAATGCGCAAAGAAACAGCCGAAAGAAGATGGAGGAATGTCTCATGCTTAACATCGTAGCATTGATGGGTCGTCTGGTCTACGACCCGGAGCTCAAGACCACCCAGAACGGCACCAACGTGTGCAGCTTCCGCATCGCGGTTGACCGCAGCTTTGCCCGGCAGGGCGAAGAGCGCAAGGCCGATTTTATCGACGTCACCGCGTGGCGGCAGACCGCCGAGTTCGTCTGTAAGTATTTCCAGAAGGGCAGCATGATCGCCATCGAAGGCAGCTTGCAGACCCGTCAGTACCAGGACAAGAACGGCAACAACCGCACAGCTACCGAGGTTCTTGCGTCGCAGGTGAGCTTTTGCGGCGGAAAGGCCGCAGAGAAGCCCGCTGTGCGCGATTTCGACCAGCAGACGGAAAATCATGTGCGCGAAGCAAACACCGCTCACAGCGCCCCGCAGAAGCCTCAGATCGTGCCGGAGTATTCGCAGGGCAGCGCAGACGACTTTTCGGTCATCGACGACAGCGAAGACCTCCCGTTCTAAGCCGAGAGCTGTGCTATCTGGCTATACGGGCGTGCAAAGGAGGTGATTGAGTGGCACAGGACGATAAAAAGTCATTTGTGGCGTATCTGAGCTGGTTCGACGCGTTAGAAGAATACTCCGACGCAGAGGTTGGGCAGTTGATGCGAGCTCTTGCACGGTACGCCAAAACCGGAGAAGAGCCCGAATTTTCAGACCGCGGGATGCGGGGCAACTGGAAATTTATGTGCAGCGACGTAAAACGGGCGTCTGAAAAATGGGATGAAACCCGCAAGAAACGCAGCAACGCTGGAAAACGCGGTATGGCAAAGCGCTGGGGAAAGCCTGACGATATAACAAAAATAACAAACGATAACAATGTTAATGACGACATAACAAAAATAACTGTAGATGTAGATGTAAATGGAGATGTAGATGTAGATGGGGATGTAGATGTTGTAAAGCGCGATAACACCGCCGCCGTTGATATGGAGTTATCAAAAATCGTCCAGCATTACCAGCGGGCTATCGGTGACTTCCCGCGTTCGGCGCTGGAAAAACTGCAAAAATGGAGGCAGGAGTATAGCACGGAGATGATTTTGCTGGCGATCGACAAGGCCGCAGAAGCTGGCAAACGCTCGTGGAACTACATCAACGGCATCCTGTCTGGCTGGCAGCGGGATGGGATACGCACCCCGGGGGACGTGGCAGCGAATGAGCAGCACCGACAAGAACAGCCTCGCGGGAAACAAGCCACAGAAAGCACCGCAGAAGCATACGCAAATATTTTCAAGGGGGTGAAACCGTGACAGTGGAGATGATGACAAAGCTCCTTGCGGACGCTGAAGCCTATTTTGGACGGCCTCAGACCGCAGAGAACCGCGCAAGTATCGCGGAGATCTGGGCGAACTCATCGCTCAAGGATGTGCCGGATAAGATGGCCTATAAGACATTCCACGAGGTGATTTCGGAGTGCAGCTGGCAGAGCCAGCTGCTCCCGGCGTGGAAAAAGGCCATCGAAAAGGCCCAGGGTGAGCAGATGCTGGCGAAGCACTGCCTTGCTGCCCGCACCCGGATGCTCAAGTCCAAGGCAGAAAGAAAGCTTCTCGGGCAGGAAAACCAGAACGGAGGACGAAAATGCCTAGATACAAAGTCATCGTAGAGTGCAGCGGCCCGCACGGGAACGCGGCGCTTACATACCGCATCAACGCCGCGAATCAGTTTGCGGCAGAGTTCCGGGCCTGCCAGCTGGCGGGTGACCATTACCCCGAGTATCGGGACATCAAACCAGTGAGGACGGAGGTGCTGGAAAATGGATGAAGTGAGGTTGATTAACGCAACCCCTCTTGAAAAAGAAATGCAAGAATACGCCCTGTATATTGGACGCGAAACCACAAACGAGTGCGAAAGCACCGCTGAATGTTGCGCAGATATGGTGAGCGAGGCGCCCACCATCGACCCGGAAACCCTGCGGCCGACATGGCGCGACCCTGAAAAGAACCCTCCGGAGGTCGAAACCGAAGTGCTGGTGCTGGTTGACTGTGGGAAAGGATACTGCATCACAACGGCCTTTTATGAGGACGGAACTGTTTCTCAGTACGAAAGCCTCTGGCAGTGGGAAGATGTCGATGATTACGGCATTTATGACGAAGAAGAGGACTTGTATAGGCTCCCGAAAGGCTGGTGGGAATACCGCCACTTTACCCCGGATGATGCACTGGAATGCCCGATAGATAAGCCGGTTGTGGGCTGGATGCCGCTGCCGGAGAAGGTGCTGAAAAATGACGATGACGCCGTGTAAAGACTGCCCCACTCGTCACCCGGTGTGCCACGACACATGCCCCAAGTACGCCGAGTTTAAGCGCCAGCGCGGCGCGGAAGCCGCTTACACCAGAGAGATGCTGGACACAGGCAAGGTCTACCACTACGACCACGAGGACCGCCACCGGGAGCGGGGCCGCAAGCGGTACATGGGAGCGAATGGAGGAGCGGATAGATGAAAGTGCTTATGCTGTTTGAGTATGACCAGCAGCGCAGAGAAGCTGAAAAGCAGTGCGAGCAGCTGGCAATGGAAGGGATGATGAAAAAATGAAGGCTGTTCTGATAAGCATCAAACCTAACTGGTGCAAGCTGATTTGGAGCGGGATGAAAACCGTGGAGGTGCGCAAGACCCGCCCGAAGCTGGAAACGCCCTTCAAGGTATACATCTACTGCACAGGTGCCGGGGTCTTGTGGCAAAGATTTCCAAAGACCGGGTTGCAGGGGATGGAAGAGCGCGTCATCGGTACAGTTGTCTGCGATAAAATCGACCGATTGACACATATTGGAGCAACGGGCAGCAGAGAGCCTGCCAAGCTGTATATCGGAACTCCTGATTTAGAGTATGAATATGCTGACGAGTTGCTTCGAGCGGCCTGTTTGACCGAAGCGGAGGCCGAAAAATATCTCAAGGGCGGTGACGGATACGGCTGGCACATTTCTGACCTGAAAATTTGGGACGAGCCTGTAAGGCTTAAAAATTTCTGGGGCATGAAGCCTTGCAGGCATGGTGGCGACTGTTGCACTTGCCTGCAATGGGACAACATGAAGGAAGAGTGCTGTGCATCCCGATACATTTCACGCCCTCCGCAAAGCTGGTGTTACATGGAGGACAGTGAATGAAGCTGACCCTCTACGGCGACCCGCGCACCAAGAAAAACTCTGCCCGCATCCTCAAAAGCCGCTCAGGCGCGCGCTTTGTGGCCCCCAGCAAGGCCTACGTGGATTATGAGACGGACTGCCTGCGGCAAATCAAAAGGCCGCGCAGCCCTATCTCTGTCCGCGTGAACGTGAGGTGCGTGTACTACATGAAGACAGCCCGCCGGGTCGATCTGGCAAACCTCATCGAGGCAACCACAGACATCCTGGTAAAAGCCCGCGTGCTGGAGGACGACAACAGCCGCATCGTTGCCGCCCACGATGGCAGCCGGGTGGAGCTTGACCGGAAAAACCCGAGGGCGGAAATCGAGATTGAAGAAATGGAGGACGATACATGATGTTTGTGTTAAACAAATGCTATAACATGGACTGCATGGAAGCAATGAAAGAGTTCCGGGACGATTTCTTTGATCTTGCTGTGGTAGACCCGCCGTATTTTTCGGGGCCTGAACGCAGAGGATTCTACGGGTCAAAAATCAGCAAGATTGGAGTACATCGTGACTATCCGGTTTCGCCGGAATGGACGAAGCCGGGAAAGGAATACTTCGACGAGCTGCGCCGGGTAAGCCGACACTACATTGTATGGGGCTGCAACTACTTCGATTATAGTTTTGCATCCGGTCGGATCGTGTGGGACAAGTGCAATGGAAAATCGAGTTTCTCAGACTGTGAGATCGCGGCGACGGATTTGTTCTCTAGTGTTCGGCTGTTTCGGTATATGTGGTCTGGAATGATGCAAGGTAAGAGCATCACAGAAGGACATATCATGCAGGGCAATAAAAGCCTGAACGAGAAAAGAATCCATCCAACACAGAAACCAGTTGCGCTGTATGATTGGATCTTCAAAAACTACGCAAAGCCTGGACAAAAGGTGCTAGATACTCACCTTGGCAGCGGAAGTAGCAGAATTGCCGCTTATGAAGCCGGAATTGACTTTATCGGGTTTGAAATTGACAGTTCCTATTTTCACATGGAAGAAGAGAGGTTTGCGGAGCGCACAAGTCAAATGAGCCTACTACACATTGAGGAGGGAAAGTGATGATCCGTACATGGACACCTGAGAGCGAGACGCCGACACCACCGGGCGGCGTGGATTACCGCACCGTCAAGGCGTGGTTTCAGCAGTGCCGGGACCTTGCGGCGGCTATCGAAGTCCAAAAGCAAAAAATACAACGCATCCGGGACGCGGCAGAAAAATGCACCCAGAGCCTGAGCGGGATGCCTGCAGGTGGTGGCAATGGGGACAAGGTGGGCTTTGCTGTAGAGCAGCTGGACACCGAGCGCCGACAACTTCAAAGGATGGAGACGGACCTGTGCAATCTGCGTGTCGAGGCCACCCGGCGGGCATACTGCCTGATAGCCGAGCCGGAATGTGCCGAATCGATTTGCGAGCACTATGTCATAGGAAAATCTCACAAGGAAATTGCAAAAGAAGTCGGCGTGTGCGGGGCAGATGTGGTCTACCGGCGAATCAAACGCGGATGTATGGCCCTGGCCGAGATATGGGACGAGTTTTCTGACGTGCAAAGTGTACAACATGCACAAGAAAACACAGCGTGATTTTGGGAGGGGTCAGCTCTTTTCAAGTCTGCAAGCTTGGATGTAAAATTCTAATAAGCGGTTCAGCGCTAAGCGGTAGCCGCTTGCCACGCAGCCTCCAGAACGGTCCCTTCCTTGTGACAGGTTTTCATGCTTTCCTGTTCTCCTTCACCGTTTTGCGGGCTGCTTCTATGCGATACACTGACACAAAGGCAGCTTGTCGCTCACGAGAGACAAGAGGCGGTTCGATTCCGCCGTATCGCACCGTATGGCGCATGGACTCATCCCCCACAAAGCTGCACGCTTAACCTCCCGTGCCACGAGAGAAAGCTTTGAATCCCTGAGGGTGTGGGTAGACTTCCCGACGGGATGTGCGTCAAACAACAGCCCTGGTTCTCCGCCAGGGCTGTTTTATATGGCCGCCTGAGCGCAGTACGGAGCGCGTGTCAGCTGAGATATTGCTGGCTGGTTCGAGTCCTGCCGGGAGTGCTTGCATGATCTGACGAGAGCGGGGAGTGCAATAGCGGGGCATCCGGCCGCGAAAGTTCCGGGCGCAGAGGCTTTGCACCCGACAAGCAAGGCCTCTTATTTTGATATTCTGACCGTTCGGATTTTCCGGGCGGTTTTTCTTTTGCATGAGTTTAGAGAGGTGGTGGCGGTGGGCGCACGGCGGCTGACAGATAAGCAAAAAAAGAAGATCGTTGCGGACTATGTGCAGCTCCAAAGCTACCGTGCAGCCGCAAAGCTGAATGATGTTTCAGACGCGACCGTTAAGAAAGTTGTGAAGGAGGACCCGGAGAGTGCGCGCTTGTGCGCACAAAAAAAGCGGGAAAACTCGAAGGACATGCTTTCTTACATGGAGAGCAAGCGCGGGGAAGCACAGGATCTTCTCGGGCTGTACCTGAAGGCGATGGCGGACCAGGACAAGATTGCGGAAGCAACACTGCCGCAACTGTCAACAGCGTTCGGCACCATCGTGGACAAGTTTGCCATGCTGGGAGACCAGAGTAGCATAGAAGTCCCGGACGACGGGCTTGTGGAGGCACTGAACGCTGCCGCAGACCTCAGCCCGCCGGATGACGTGGAGATGCTGCCAGAGGAAGAGGACGACAATGCGGAAAAGTAACGGTTTTCGCTGGAAAGCCCTCAGCCAGCGGCAAAAGCAGGTCCTGAGCTGGTGGACGCCGCAGAGCGCATACAGCGGATACAACGGCATCATTGCCGATGGCGCCATCCGTTCGGGCAAGACCTTTGCCATGAGCTTTTCTTTTGTCCAGTGGGCCATGATCTGCTACAGCGGGCAGCAGTTTGCCATGTGCGGAAAGACCATTGCCAGCTTCCGGCGCAACGTGCTGGGGACGCTCAAGCAGCAGCTTGCGGCCCGTGGCTACAACATCAAGGAACATCGGGCAGAAAACTGCATGACCGTCAGCAAGGGCGGCAGAATCAACGAGTTTTACTTTTTTGGCGGCAAAGACGAGAGCAGTCAGGACCTGATCCAGGGCATCACCCTTGCCGGGGCATTCTTCGACGAGGTGGCCCTGATGCCGCAGAGCTTCGTCAATCAAGCCACCGCCCGTTGCTCCGTCACCGGGTCGAAGTTCTGGTTCAACTGCAACCCGGGCAGCCCGCAGCACTGGTTCTATCTGGAGTGGGTGCGGAAATGCCGCTCCCGCAAGATGATGTATCTCCACTTTACGATGGACGACAACTTGTCGCTTTCCGAGGACATCAAGGCCAGATACCGCAGCCAGTACAGCGGAGTTTTCTACCAGCGCTACATTCTGGGTCTGTGGACGGTGGCAGAGGGCCTTGTATATGACATGTTCGACCCGAAAAAACACGTCATTGACGTGCTGCCCGAGCTGTCCCCGAAGAGTGCCTATGTGGCGTGTGACTTTGGCACCCAGAACGCAACAGTGTTCCTGCTGCTCCAAAAACAGGCAGATGCAGACTGCTGGATCGTCACCCGGGAGTATTACTACAGCGGGCGAGAGCAGAAGCGGCAAAAGACCGTGGGAGAGTACGTCACAGATCTCAAAGCATGGCTGGATGGCCTGAAGCCGGAGCGGATCATCGTAGACCCCTCGGCCCTGCCCCTGATTACAGAGCTGCGCAAGAACGGCTTTACCCAGACTCCGGCAAACAACGACGTCCTGAGCGGCATTCTGGACGTGCAGACCATGCTGCAGACCGGGCGGCTAAAGATCTACAAAGACTGCAAGCACACGCTGGAGGAGTTCGGCGTATACGCTTGGGACCCGGATAAAGACGACGCCGTGCTAAAGGTCAACGACCACTGCATGGACGCTATCCGCTATTTCGTGCGCACAAAGCGCCTTGTGAAACTGAGGGATTGATTTTGAGCACTGTATACACATTCCAGACCTTCCAGCAGGCGCAAGCCGCCGGGGAACAGCCTGATTTCATCCGGCGCTTCGTGCAGCAGCACTGCGCTTCCAAGCCCTACAAGATGGCTCTGGACGCCGACCTGTACGATGCCCAGAAAAACCCGGGGGCTGAACGCTTCGCGCAGGCCTACGCTTTGATGCTGCAACGCCTATCCAAAAACACCAAGCAGGACACCCCACACCCCGATATGGTCAAGAGCAATCTGTTCCGGCGGCTCAACAAGCAGCGGGCGACCTACTCCCTCGGCAACGGCGTGGTCTTTGCGGACGATGGCGTGGACAAGGGCAAGCTTGGGCAGAACTTTGATGAGCAGATCCAGAAGGCCGGATATTTTGCCCTGATCCACGGTGAGAGCTTCGGATTCTGGAACAACGACCATCTGGTGGTTTTCAAGCTGACCGAGTTCGCGCCCCTGTACGATGAAAAAACAGGCCTTTTGCAGGCGGGTGTGCGCTTTTGGCGGTTGAACCCGGACACGGATATGCACTATATCCTGTACGAGCTGGACGGCTTTACCGAGTATACGGAAAGCAAAATCGGCAATGTGATGCAGGAGACAACGCCGAAGCAGGCATACAAGAGCGTGACCGTCACCACACCCGGCGGCGGGCTGGAAAGCGTGGAGGGCGAAAACTACAGCGCTCTTCCCATTGTGCCGCTGTGGGGCTCCGACCTGCACCAAAGCACCATTGTAGGGCTGAAAGCTTACATTGACAACACCGATCTGGTGATGTCCGGCTTCTGCAATGACTTGCAAGACTTTTCGCAGATCTACTGGCTGTGCGAGAACTTCAACGGCATGACCGATGGCGAGCTGCAGGAGTTTCTTGTCAAGCTGAATCTGTACCACATTGCAGGCGCAGACACTAGCGAGGGCGGCAAGATCACCCCCTATACCACCGAGATCCCTGTGACGGCCCGGCAGGCTCTGTTGGAGCTGCTCCACACCCGGGTATATGAGGACTTCGGCGGTCTGGACGTGCACTGCGTCAGCGCGGACAGCACCAACGACCATCTGGATGCGGCCTATGAGCCCCTGAACCAGAACGCGGACGATTTCGAGGCACAGATCAAGCCGTTCATCCGGCAGGTCTGCGCACTGGCTGGCTTTGACAACGCTATGCCGACATTCAACCGCAGCAAGATCACCAACACAGCCGAACAGGTCGCAACGGTGATCTCCGAGGCACCGATCATCGGGCATGACATGGCCATTGACCTGCTGCCCAACCTGACCCCGGAACAAAAGGAGCAGGCCAAGGCCGCGCTGATGGCTGAGAGCGCAACACGTGAGACTGTGGACGAGAAGGAGGACGAAGACGATGGCAGCAGGTGAGACTTACGAAGAGTTCGTGGAGAAGTTCAAGCCAAAAAAGACCACGGACGATTGTTACACACCACCCAGCATTTACGCCGTTGTCCGGGACTGGGCGTGCAAGGAGTACGGCATAGACCCCGCCAAAATCGTGCGTCCATTCTATCCCGGCGGAGATTATGAGCACTACAACTATCCGACAGACGCAGTCGTTGTGGACAACCCGCCCTTTTCCATTCTGGCGAAAATCTGTGCATTCTACTTAAAGCATGACATCCCTTTCTTTTTATTTGCCCCAAGCTTGACCTTGTTTAGCAGTCGGCCTATTTTTATGCAGATGAACCACCTTGTTTGTGATGCAAACATCGTGTATGACAACGGTGCCGTTGTGAAAACGTCTTTTGTGACCAGCTACGGCGGGGATATTGTAGCGCAGACTGCACTGGAACTGACGGCACTGATAAACGCCGAGACCGAACGACTGAGAAAAGAAACCGTCAAGCAGCTGCCCAAGTACACATATCCCGACCATGTGGTTTCATCCGCCATCATGCAGAGATATGCCCACTATGGCATTGACTTCAAGATCCGGCGGGGCGAGTGCTTACAAATAGGATGCCTTGATGCGCAAAGGCCGGAGAAGAAAACGATTTTCGGATCCGGTCTGCTGCTATCCGACCGCCTTGCCGAGAAGCACGCCGCCGTCAAGAGGGCAGCGGCTGAGAGGGCAGCGGCTGAGAGGGCAGCGGCTGAGAGGGCAGCGGCAACGGAATGGAAGTTGTCCGCCCGTGAGCGTGCCATTGTGGAGTATTTGAACGCCCATGAAACAGACTGACCGTGACCGTATTTCCACCCGGCAGCTGAACCGCCTGCGCCGCCGCATTTTGCGGGTATACGGCACTGCCCGCCGGGAGATGACCGAGCAGCTCACCGAGTTTCTTGGGAAGTACCGAGCGTTGGACGAGCGCAAGCGGGCGCAGCTGGATGCAGGCGAGATCACCGAAGAGGATTACCGCATCTGGCTGCAGAATCAGGTCTTTCAATCTGATTTGATGCGGGCCAAGCTGGACGGCATCACGCAGACCTGCACCACAGCCCAAGAGACGGCCTACAAGCTTGCCCGAGATGAACAATACAACATCTTTTCTTTTGGCGCAAACTGGGCTTTCTACGAGCTGGAACAGGCCGCAGGCGTGACGTTCGGGCTGACCCTGTACAACACCGAGGCGGTGCGGCTGCTTTTGCAGGAGCGCCCCCGGCTTGTGCCCAACAAGCGTATCAAAAGCGAGAGCAACAAAACCTATGATGCAAAGGTATTCAACCGCTATGTCATGCAGGGTATCGTGCAGGGCAAGAGCGTCCACGACATCGCCGTGCAAGCCGTAAACGGTATGGCTGATACAGAGATACACTGGGCCATGAATAACGCCATCACAGCCCTTACCAGCGCCCAGAACGCCGGGGCATTGCAGCAGATGCGCAACGCCCAGGCCCTGGGCATCGAGGTCAAAAAGCGGTGGAACTCCACCCACGACTACCGCACCCGTGAAATGCACCGCCTGCTTGACCAGCAGACGGCAGAGCTTGACGAGCCGTTCAAGGTCATGGGCTACGAGATTCAGCGCCCCGGCGACCCCAACGCAGCGCCGGAGATGGTCTACCACTGCCGCTGTGTGCTGTCCTCTGCGCTGGGAAAGTACCCCCGGCAGAACGCCATGCAGCGGGACAACGTAACAAAAGAGGTCACGCCTGTCATGGATTACACCGAGTGGTATAAATCCAAGGGCGGCACCGAGGCCGAGCAGATGTGGTGGGCGGAAGAACGCAAGAGAAAAAAGGAGGCTGCAAAGCATGGATGAGAAGAAGCCTTGCAAATTTTGCGAGAGGCTTGAGTGGTGGAAGGAAAATTCCCCCAAAGGGGAGAACGGCCTTTACACCACGTTTCAAGTCAGTCTTATCACAAAAACGCACAGGAAAGGCGCAGGCGTGTGCGGTACGGTAACGCATCGTGCCGGACAGCTGAATTTCTGCCCTGAGTGCGGTCGTATCTTAAAGAAAAAGCGAGAACCGAGGAATGAACCGTGATTCTGCCGATGGAAAACACCGAGAAAATGATTTTTCCGGGTGAAGGCAAGTTCCACATCCCTATCATCAAGCCTGAAACGGACATCCGAATTGACAAGCTGGAATGGATCCCTTTTAACTACGCCCTGTCTGCCAAAGATAGGGGGAGCAAAGGCGTCCATTTTTATTGTGATGATTACCAGTTTGAGCGTGTATGGCGCAATCCTGACAAGTATGTGCCGCTTTTGCAGCAGTTCGGGGCGGTGCTTTCCCCTGATTTTTCCATGTTCCGAGACCACCCGGAAGCGGTGCAGATTTGGAGCGCCTATAAACGGCACTGGTTGGCAGCGTACTGGCAAATGCACTGTATCAAGGTCATTCCCACCATCGAATGGGTGTGGCCGGAAAGCTACGAGTGGTGTTTTGACGGAGAGCCGCGAAACTCTATCATCTCCATTTCGTCCGTTGGGTTGATGAACGAGCGTTTGGCTACAACCCTTTTTACAATGGGGTGCAAGGAAGCCATGCGGCGCTTGAATCCTACGCAAGTTCTCTGGTACGGCAAGCCGTTGCCGGGGATGGACTTTAACGCAACAATAATTAAACCGCAGTATGCGGAAGTAAGAGAGAGGTGTCATGATGAGCGGCGGTGGTAGGTCATCTGGTAGAGCTGGTACGAGCTCTGCAAAAAAAACTGGAAGCGGTGAAGTGGTTGCATTTAACGCAGCGTCGCTTCCGATTAAGGGCAGCGAAAAACAGGTTGCGTGGGCGCAAGATATACTCCAGAGCGCTTTTGACACGATCGATGCAAACATCAAGCGCACAGAGGAACTGAGCAAACAGGATATTGCAAACTTCAAACGGAATCACCCTGACAAAAAAATGACGGCTGAGCTCAAAAGCAGAATTACTGCGGACAATGACGCTTGGATTGCGGCTGCAAAAGAATACCGGAGCGCCAGCGCTCAAAACTTTTCCCAAATGAACGAAATCCAGGCAAAACAGGTCATTGACAGCAGATATAACTTCTCCGGCGAGATGATTTTAAGAAGCATCAATTACAACGCAGAACAAAAAAAGCGTAAGAAATAACCATGAAATTTAACTACGACATAAAATTCACAGACAACACCCCGCAACTGCATGAGGCGTTGGACTCGTGGGCGGAGCGGGTGCTGACCCTCTGGGGCATGACGGTGCAGGACTACGCCCAACTGCTTGTGCCTACCGGCACGGCAGACAGCACGGGCATTGAGGGCTACGTGGGCGGCGCGCTCAAGCAGAGCCTGACCTACGCCGTAGACCTTGCAAAAAAGACTGTGACCATCGGGTCGAACCTGTTTTACAGCGTCTATGTAGAGCTGGGAACGGGTATCTTTGCCGAGAAAGGCAACGGACGCAAAACGCCGTGGGTCTGGAAAGACTTCAACGGCAAGTGGCACTTTACCCGGGGCATGAAAGCCCGTCCGTTCCTCCGCCCGGCGGTGGAGGACCACATTGACGAGCTGCGGCAGATCGCCGTAGAGGAAGGAAACAAGGAGGCGTAATTTATGAATTTGGAGAAAATGTTCAAAACACCAAAAGAAAAGTTCCTGCCCGATGATGTGAAAACTGCGCACTGCGAGGCAGAAGACCTTTTCCTTGAGCTTGCAACGCAGCTTGACGCACTTCCTGAAAGCCGAGAAAAAAGTCTGTGCATGACAAAATTACAGGAAGCGAAGTTTTGGGCGGTCGAATGTATCACCAAAGTTGCACGCAAAAACTAAATACTCAGCGGTTGGCGTACAGCGTCAGCCGCTTTTTTATGCCGCTTTAGCTCAGGTTGGCAGAGCGCCGGATTTGTAATCCGGGGGCCGTGGGTTCAAGCCCCACAGGCGGCACCACACCGGCAGCACGTCCGGCAAATAAACCTTATCGCCAAGCATGGCAGCCCGAGCATGGGCAGAAAGGACTATCACATGGCACTCGAACGCAAGACCCTCCGGGCGATTCTGGAAGATGAAACGACCGACACCAGCGGCAAGCTCAAGAAAATTCTGGACGTGCTGCATGAGGAAACGGACACCTTGCAGAACCAGCTCGATGAGAAGAACGCAGCCCTCGCCAAAGCCGAAAAGGACCGCGACGCAGCCAACAGCGGCAAGGAAGCCGCCGAAAAGGCGCTGACCGACTACAAGGCCCAGCAGACCCAGAAGGATACCCGGGCCACGAAAGCAGCGGCATACAAGCAGCTGCTGAAGGACAATGGCGTGCTGGAAAAGCACGTTGACCGCGTTGTAAAAATGACCGGCGCGGACATTGATGCTTTGGAGCTGGACGAGAACGGCAAGGTCAAGGACGCAAAGAAGTTCATGGACAGCCAGAAAGACGTATGGGGTGACTTTGTGGCAACAACCACGACCACCGGCGCAAAGGTGGACACCCCGCCCACCAACACCGGCTCAAAAATGACAAAAGACCAAATTTTTGCAATCAAGGACGCTGGCGAACGCCAGGCCGCGATTGCTGCAAATGCCGACCTTTTCACGGGCGGCGGAAAGGACTAACACATGGCAGCAAAAGAAAACCTTATCGTAACTACCGACATTACCGTCAACCCCCGAGAAATCGACTTCGTCACCCGCTTCCAGCGCAACTGGCAGCATCTGCGTGACATCATGGGCATCATGCGCCCCATTCGGATGCAGCCCGGCACTACCCTCAAGAGCAAGTACGCCGAGGGTACGCTCCAGAGCGGCACTGTTGCTGAGGGCGAGGAAATCCCCTACAGCAAGTTCACCGTCAAAGAAAAGACCTATGCTGACATTACTGTCGAAAAGTTCGCCAAAGCCGTCTCTCTGGAAGCCATCAAGAAGTACGGCTACGATGTTGCTGTTCAGAAGACCGATGACGAGTTCCTGTACCAGCTGACCGCGAACGTCACCGACCGCTTCTACAAGTACCTGAACACCGGCACCCTGAAAGGCACCCCCAAGACCTTCCAGATGGCTCTGGCGATGGCCAAGGGCAGCGTTGAGGACAAGTTCAAGAACATGCACCGCACCGTCACCGGCGTCGTGGGCTTTGCCAACATTCTGGATGTGTACGAGTACCTGGGCGCGGCCAACATCACCGTCCAGAACCAGTTCGGCTTCCAGTACATCAAGGACTTCATGGGTTACAACACCATCTTCCTGCTTTCCAGCGGCGAAATCGCGCGTGGAAAGGTCATCGCAACCCCGGTGGACAACATCGTCCTGTACTATGTTGACCCCGCCGACAGCGACTTTTCCAAGGCCGGTCTGGTCTACACCACTGCGGGCGAGGCAAGCAACCTCATCGGCTTCCACACTCAGGGCAACTACCACACCGCGGTCTCTGAGAGCTTCGCCGTCATGGGCATGACCCTGTTCGCTGAGTATCTGGACGGAATCTCCGTCCAGACTATCACCCCGGGCGAGTAATCGCCCCTTTTGAGTAGGAGGCATCCAATGACCGTCCCTGAGCTGTGCGCACTGACGCACAATTTCTTTGACCGGGCAGACGACCCCATTGCCGGGGAGTTTGCCTTTGAGCCGGATACCGTTCCCGCCGGGGTAGTCCCGGGGCAGTACTTCCTTGTGTGCGGCTCCATCTTCAACGATGGCGTGCACAAGGCCGGGGACGGCGATCTGACCGCCGAGACGTTCGCCGGGACGGTGCAGCCCATGCGGGTGCCGCCTGCCTTTGTGGCGCTGGCTGAAAAAATCGACGCATACGATAAGGCGCTGCCGTCCGGCGGAGTGTATGTGTCCCAGTCCTTTGCCGGGTGGTCCGGCACGATGGCTACAGGCGCGGACGGGCTGCCCGCTGACGGTAAGGCCCGCTACAAATCCGAGATCAACCAGTGGAGGAAGATGTGACATGGTCAATCCGTTCACTGCATCCACCGTGATGCAGAGCTTTACCAAAAAATTCTGCTTCCAGACCCGCAGCTATGAGCCGGATGGCGTCGGCGGCTTTGTGTCCGGCTGGACGGACGGCCCGGAATTTGAGGCCGTAGAGCGCCACGACACCACCGTGGAGGCTCAGGTTGCAGAGCAGGCGGCTACAGCGTCCACCTATACGCTGCTGGTCAACACCGGTGTGCCTCTGGCTTTCCCGGACTACATCAAGCGGGTGAGCGACGGGCAGACATTTCAGGTGACGAGTGCAGCCGATGAGGGAAGCGCTCCGGAAGAATCCGGCATGGGCCTGAGGGCCGTGAAGTGCAAAAAGGCGGTGCTGCCGTAATGGGACCGTCTGAGAGCATTAACCGGGCGCTGAACACGTTTTTCAACGGGTTTGGCATCCCGGGCTATCTGGAAGATAACATCCCTCCCGGTGCAGAACTGCCGTATCTGACCTATCAGCCGACAATTCCCGGCGGCTGGAATGAGCCCGGCACCTTCCATGCCCGGCTTTGGTACCCGAGTGCCAAAGGACGGACGCCTATTTTACAGACCGAAGACAAAATAAGCGCAGCCCTTGCAGATGGTTTGACCATCGAATGCGAGGGCGGCGCTATTCTTTTGCGCAAAGGCAGCCCGTGGGCGCAGCCACTCGACAACCCGCCCGAGGGCTATCTGTGCGAATACCTCAATTTTGAGCTTACACGGCTTATCCCGTGAGAAAGGATCCTTTATGCCTGAAACTCTGGCAAAAAAGTTCGCGGTCAATGTGCTGACCCCGGATGCGTTCAAGAGCATCCCGAAAGGCTCCGGCAATCTGCTTTCCACATTTGATCTTTCCGCTCCCAAAATCGACAGCACCAATGTCGTATGTGCCTCGCAGGGCGGCGTGACCATCTCCTACAGCAACAGCATGGAGGATACGCTGGCCGACATCGACAACGCACCCACCAACACCAAGCAGGGCAATGAGGTCACCGGAACAACCGCCACCATCGCCTTTACCACTCCCAACGCAAGCCCCGACGTGCTCAAGCTGGCCATCGGCACGGCTGACATCGATGCGGACGACCCCACCCATGTGGTCCCCCGCATCGAGGCTGCCCTGAAGGACTACAGGGAGCTGTACTGGGTTGGCCCTATGATCGGCGGCGGCTTTCTGGTTTGCAAAATTTTCAACGCCCTTTCTTCCGGCGGCCTGAGCCTCAAGACGGCTCACCGCGGCGGCGGCTCCATGCAGATCACCCTCACCGGCTACGCTGACCTGGAAAACCCCACTCAAGCCCCCATGGAATTTTACTCGATCGTCAAGGCCCCGACCGGGGACTAAGGAGGACATATGCGCAATATCATCGATCTCGACGGCACCGAATACCTCAAGCGCACCTATGAGTGCGCGCAGGCTTATAAAAAGTACGTGGCAGACTCCGGCGTGATAGACATTCTGGGCCGCGAGCCGGAGCTGACCGGCACGGAGACGGACGCAGAGCGGCTGGAAAAGCGCCGGGCGCAAGCCAACAAAAACGCCGTGGACATGACCAAGCTGCTTTACACGGACAAGGCAGACCTCACCCTCGGCATCCTGCCCCTGTTCGTGGTGCTGGACAAGGGCGAGGAGCAGCCGCCTACCCGGGTGCTGGCCTCTGCCATGAGCCGGGCGCTCCGGGACGTGGATTTCATGGATTTTTTTCAGTCCTTGATGTGATCGGCGCGGACGGATACCGGCGGCTGGTATCCACCATCCGGCTGGATATGCTCCGGCTGCTGGGCAAGCCGTACATCATGGAGCATATCCGCGCCGAGGTGCGCAGGCATCAGGAGGCGCAGCTTTTCCGGGACTATGTGGCCGACGCCATCGGGCAGTATCTCGGCATCCAGCCCCTTTACTCCGGGCTTGCATCCAAGCATTTCCCCCTGCTGCACACCAAAGAAGACACCCGCACGGCGGAGCAGATCACCGCCGACAATGCAAAAGCTCTGGCGGAGCTGTGCGGAGGAGGTGAAACGCCCTGAACATATTTAATCTGGAAGCGACTCTGTCGCTGGATGATTCCGCCTACCGGCAGGGCATCCAAAATGTGCAATCCGAGACGAAAAAGACCGTTTCTTCGCTGTCAGGAGAGTATAGCAAGGCCGCAAAGGCCGTAGTGGAGCTGACCAGACGTTACAACGAATCGGTGGGCAAGACCGGCAAAGCATCCTCTGAGACCAAAAACCTCAAGACCATGTTGGCACAGGCAGAAGCGCAGCTCAGGGCAACCACGACCGCGCTGAAAGCCGCAAACAACGGCATGGATGACTTTGCCAGCTCTACGGATAAAACGTCCAGCAAGTCTCTGGCCGGTGCCATTGCGCAGGGCACGGTCATGGCGGGCATTTTCTCGAAGCTTTACGCCGCTGCACTCAGTGCCGCAGAGGGGTTCATCGCTTCCGGCATCGAGTACAACGCCCAGATCGAGAAATACACCACCGGGTTTACCAACATGCTGGGCAGCGCTGAGGCGGCCAAAGCGGCCATGGACGCCATTCAGGAGGATGCCGCCCGCACCCCCTTTGACGTGGCGAGCCTGACACAGGCCAATCAGCTGCTCATCAGCGCCGGTGAAAACGCGGGCTACTCCCGCAAGGTTATCATGGCGCTGGGCGACGCTGTTTCGGCTACAGGCGGCGGCAATGCAGAGCTGTCCCGCATGTCGGCAAACCTGCAGCAGATCGCCAACGTGGGCAAGGCGTCCGCCATCGACATCAAGCAGTTTGCCTATGCAGGTATCAACGTCTATCAGGTCCTGGCCGACTACACCGGAAAATCGGTGCAGGAAGTCCAGAAGATGACCATCAGCTATGATACTTTGTCTCAGGCCCTTATCGCGGCCAGCGAAGAGGGCGGACGATATTACAACGCCATGGACACCCAAAGCCAGACCATGAATGGCCGGGTATCCACGTTGAAAGATAACGTGAGCCAGCTGGCGGGTCTTATGACAGGTGATCTGAGCAGCGGAATCGGCGTGGTCATCGGCAATCTGAACAATATGGTGGTGGCTGCGCAGGACGCTTACAAAAAGGATGGGTGGAAAGGTCTTGGCGAAGCGATTCTCGGCCTGGACAACCCGATCAGCACCATTATCAGCAGTTTTGGCAGGCTGGGCTCGGCGGCTGTAAGCGCTCTGGATAGAGCCAGTTACGCCCTAAACAAGGCTCTTGGCAAAACCGCCTACTCCGATTATGACAGCTACGAGGATTACCGCACATCAACGGACCAGCAGAACTCCCGCGACCGCCGCAGGCAGGCAGCGCTAAATGGCGTTGGCATCAGCAACAAGAGCTGGTCTGAGCGGCAGGCTGAGCTTGCTGCTGCCGCTGGCGCCGGTGGCAGCTCCATCCCCACCGGCGGCAGCGGCGGGAGCTCTTCCGGTGGAAAGTCTGGCTCAAGGTCCACCACCGAAACGGTCATTTCGTCCATCTCCAGAACGGCTACGACCACCGCTCAGAATGCTCTCGGCACCGTGACCACCAGCATCCAGACTCTGAGCGAAAAGGTCAAGGACAGCGCTGGCAGCATCAAAGACCGCATCACCGAGACCACCACCGAGACCGGCAAGGAGATGGTCAACGGAATCGAGACCACCTATAAACAGGTGGAGACCAAGGTCAACGGCGTGGTGACCAAAACCACAAAGACATACGACGATATGTCGAAAACGCTGGCGGCTACCCTGACCCGCACCGCAAGCAAGGTAGAGGGCGGCGTGACCACGGCGATCCAGGAGGTCACCAAAAAATACGCCGACGGCAGCGAGCACATCGAAAAGACCGAAACCATTACCGAAGAAAACATTGTCGATGGCGTGGCCCGGACCACCAAGACCATCAACACCTATATCGACGGTGTGCTCCAAAACACCAAGGTCGACACCGAAGAGGCCGAAAAAAGCATTCAGGCTGCGCTTTCCCGCACCGAAAAGTATATCTCCGAGATCCAAGGGCAGTCTGACAAAGGCATTTTCGGGCTGGTGAAGTCTCTCTTTACTGACATCAAAAACAAAGACGGCAAGGCCATCGCCGGAGATGTGGTAAAGGTCATTTTCGGACAGGTGACGCAAGAGCAGCGAAACACCATTCTGAAATGGGCAGACGATGCGATGACCGCTATCAATGAGCACTACGCGCAGGGCGGCATTCAGGGGGCGCTGCAGAGCATTGCAGGCCTCTTCAGCAACGGCATCACCCCGGCGGTCAACGGCTCCACCAAAGAAGTGCAGAGCTTTGCCGCCGCCATGAAGGGCCTTTCCGGCACCGGAGGCTCCGGCGGCATCGTCAGCAGCATCCTCAAGCTGTTCGGCGGCGGTACAAAGGCTGCGGCGGCTGCCGGCGAAGCCGGGGCCGGGCAGGCCATTGCGTCCGCAGCGGGCGGAGCGGCATCTTTCTTCCCGGAGTGCCTTGCCGTGCTGGCCGTCATCGCGGAGGGCGTTGTAGGCTTCAAAATGGGCCAGAACGCCCGCGCCCGCGAGGATTCTGGCGAAGAGCGCTCTTTGGGAAGCAAACTTCTCTCCGGCGCACTTCTGGCGGCCACCGGCCCTATCGGCTGGCTCAGCTACTTCTTCGGCAAAAAGTTTGGCAAAAAGTCCTCGTCTTCGCCTGCTGTGGCAGAAAGCGCCTCGTCTGGTGCCATGAGCTATCTGGACATTCAGGACGCCTACTGGTACGGCAACGAGCGGGCTTTTGCGGGCTACGACTACCGCAGCGACCCCTTTACCTACAACCCCAACAACAATTCCGTTCCCAAATATCAGGCGGAGATACAGGCTCAGCTTGCAAAGCTGAGCACCGTAGTGGAGCAGTATCTGCCCGACGTGGCAAACCAGCAGATCGTGCTGGATGACGGTACCATTGTGGGCGCTCTCGCCCCGGGCATGAACGACCAGCTGGGCCATATCCAGATGCTTGCAGAAAGGGGTAACTGAGATGTACGAGATTTTTGCGTATCCCTACGGTGACCCCGAAAACAAGCTGACCGTCTATCAGCCGGGCAACCGACAGGCTGTGGTGCTGTCGCCCAAGCTTACCCGCGAGGTGAGCAAGGGCGGCAGCCTTACTTTTACCATGCTGCGCACCCACCCCTGCTATGAATCCATGCAGAAGATGTCCACCGCTGTGGCGGTGCATCAGGACGGCAAGGAGATATGGCGGGGCCGGGTGCTCAGTCACGAAGCCGACTGGCTCAACCGCCGGGTCATCTACTGCGAGGGAGCTCTCAGCTATTTCAACGACAGCTGCATCACTCCCTTCAACTACGAGGGCAAGCTGAGGGATTTTTTGGAATACCTCATCAAAGCCCACAACTCCCAGATCTCCGGCGGCAATGGCTACGAGGAGCAGACCAGCTACGACAAAATGAAAAAGTTTGAGCTGGGAAGGGTGACTGCCGCCCTCGGCGACCTTGTGGTGAGCTACGGCGACCGCAACCAGTACGGCGTGGGCGAGGACTACGGCAGCACCTGGGACATCATCAGCAAAATGGTGCTCAAGACCTACGGCGGCTACGCTTACTGCACCTATAACTCCACCACCGGCATGAACGTGCTCAACTACTGCGACCAGGCATACGAGGCTGACCGGCAGACTGCCCAGAACATCGAATATGGCGTGAATCTGCTGGATTTCACCGAAAAGACCGACACCAACGACCTTTTCACCCGCATCTGGCCGATGGGCAACAAGCACACTGTCGAAGAGACCAAGACCCAGTGGAAGTACAAATTCCTCTGGTTTAAGTGGGGCTCGACTACCGTGACGACCGGCACCCACGAAGAGCGCTACGGCATCAACGGCACGAGCCAGAGCGCCGTAGACAAGTACCTCCCGAAAAAAGGCTACAGCTGGAATCGGGAATACGGGTGGATCCAGAACGACGAGGCCGTAAAAAAGTTTGGCGTGGTCTCCAAAATCAGGGAGTTTGACACGGACAGTAGCGACGCCACCTTTGCCGCCGCGGTGCAGGACCTGGAAAAGAACGACCTCATGACCATGAGCTATGAGGTCAAGGCCGTTGACCTTGTGGATGCTGGCTATGATACCGAGCGGCTGACCTTTGCCAGCTTTGCCCATATCATCAGCAAGCCCCACAGCATCGACGTGATCATGCTCTGCACCAAGCTTGTGGAGCCGCTCGACCACCCGGAAAAGAAGGAGTACACCTTTGGCATGACCCGGCGCACCCTCACTGACCGGGCCGTGGCAAATCTTGGCGTGACCAACGAGCTCTCCGAAAAGACGGCATCCACCAGCCGCTACGCCAGCGCCACGCAGGTGGACACCACCCAGGCGGGCAAGACGGCCAGCGACTTTATCGACTACACACCCGCCTCCGGCATGACCGTTGGCCACGCCAGCATCACGGCCAACATCCATTTCGGGACGGACGGCCTGACATTCTCCGGCGTGAAAAACGGCACCGAGCTGCAAAGCTGGTCGGGCTCCACCTTTGCGGCCCAGACCACGAGCACAGACCTCTCCGGCTATGCGGCGGTGCTGCTCACCTACGACGGCGACGCCGCAGCGTGGGCTGCCGCCGGAGGCAGTGGCCGGGCCTTTGCGGTGCTGCCGGTAAACGGCAAAACATACTCCATCCTCTTCCCCGGCGCTCTGGCCCAGCGGCGGGACGTCAAGGCGTCCAAAAGCGGCGTGACCTTTGGCAGCGGATACCGACAGACGGCGGCAGGCGCATGGGTGCAGGATGATACGGCCTGCCGCCCGGAGGCGCTGCAAGGCTTTATGTAAAGGAGCGTGATTTTTATGGGCAAGCTCATGGGGGCAAAAATCGGCTCTCTGCACACCTTGGACGACCTCGGCCTTTACCTGCTGGTGGGCAGCCCGCTCATCTCCGGGGCAGAGCCGGACAAAAAGCTTGTGCAAGTGCCGGGCGGCGATTTCCTGCTCGACCTCACCCGGGCCGTGGACGGCAAAGTACACTACCTTCAGCGCACCATCCGGCTTGACCTCAAATGCAAGGCTCCGCCGGATGAGCGCCGCAAGGTGCAGAGTGTCCTCGAAAACGCCTTGCAGGGGCAGTGGCTGCGCTGCGTACTGGACGAGGACCCGGCCAACTTCTGGGTGGGTCTGTGGACAGTGTCGCCCCAGAGCAGAGACCGGCATACCGGCACATTTTCCATCACCGGCACCTGCAATCCCTACAAGTACAATGCCACCGCCTACGCGGGCGCAGACTGGCTGTGGGACGATTTTTATTTTGATGAGGACGTCATCTATGACGAGTCTACGGAGGTAAAGAGCCTGTGAACAAGACTTTTGAAGAAAACATCAACGACATCCGCAAGGCAAAGCGGGGCGTTGAGGTGCGGGAGGCGATGGCCGAGAGCCTTGAGTATGTAGAGGGCTTTGCCTCCACCGCTACCCAAAAGGCAGAGGAGGCCGCAGCCAGCGCCAAAACCGCAACCGGTGCCAAGGAGGCGGCCGCCGCCTCTGCTCAGGTTGCGGAACAGCAGGCGGGCATTGCCACGCAGCAGGCCGAGACTGCCACACAGCAGGCCGAGGCCGCTGAAAGCTCCAAAGCTGCCGCTGCGGAGTCTGCCAAGCGGGCAGAGCAGTTTGCCAAAGAGACCGAGGGCCGCGTCACCACCGACCCCACCCTGACAGTCAAGGGCGCTCCCGCAGACGCCAAAGCCGTGGGCGACCGCATCAACGCTATCAAAATCGAGACCGACAAGACCCTTACCATCTCCGGCGCTGCGGCGGACGCTGCGGCGGTGGGCGGCATCGTGCTGCCCCGGGTGGTGGTGCATACCGAGGCGGGCAGCTCCATCTTCCTCTCAGACGGCGAGAAAGACGTGAGCGGCGAGGCGGCGGACGGAAGCTTTTCTGCGGCCCTGCCCCACGACGGAGAGTGGACCGTCACCGCCACGCTCGGCACCGGCGCGGCCACGGAGACAGTGCAGGCGGAGTATTGCCGCACCAAGACCCTGACCCTGACCTACTACACCCTGACTGTGACGGTCAAGGCGGGCAGCACCGTCACTGCCCAGCGCGGAGACAAGACCGTCACCGGCACCGTGCCGGAGAGCGGGAGCATCAAGCTCTATCTGCCCATCGCTGGCATGTGGACCGTGACGGCCACGCTGGGCGACGAGACCACCGAGGGCAGCGTGGAGGTGAGCGAATACAAGGACTATCCCCTTGAGCTTGCCTACGTCCACATCTACGGCGCGAGTTGGGACGGCACCAGCACCACCAAGTGGAGCCGCACCGACGAGGCGGCAGAGTTTACTGACCCTGTGCCGTATGTCGCTGGCGCAAGCAGCTATGGCAGCCCTTTTGACAGCTTGCAGCCCTGGGCGGGCATGACCGTTAGTGAGCGCACCGGCGGCACGATGGTAGCCATCCCCAAGTTTTGGTACAAGCTGACCCAAAACGGCAGGGGAATGACCATCCAGATCGCCGACCGCGCGGTGGAGGGCTACAGCGTCAGCCCCGCCCACATGGACAGAGGTGACGGCCACGGCGAGCGGGATGTGGTGTATATCGGCAGATACCACTGCAACGGCACCTATAAGAGCGGCACCGGCAGCCCCAGGGCGAACATGACCCGCTCTTCGGCCCGCTCCGGCATCCACAATCTCGGCTCGACCATCTGGCAGAGCGATTTTGCCATGCGGTTTACTGTCTGGCTGCTCTATATCGTCGAATTTTGCGACTGGAACAGTCAGGCGAAAATCGGCTATGGATGCAGTCCGAACAGCAACACCTTCGCAATGGGCTACACCGACTCGATGCCCTACCACACCGGCACCGATCAGAGCAGCCGGGCCACCTACGGCGGCACGCAGTACCGCAATATCGAGGGCCTGTGGGATAACGTGTGGGACTGGTGCGACGGCTGCTACTACAACAGCAATGGCCTCAACGTCATCCTCAACCCCGCAAACTTCAGCGACGGCAGCGGCGGCACGGCGGTCGGCACTCCGTCGAACGGCTGGCCGTCCGCATTCAATGTCAAGACAAACGGCGGCTTCCCGACGTTTATCCCCACATCCGCGTCCGGTAATGACGCAACGTACTCGTGCGATGTCTGGGGCTTTGGCTCGTCGTACCCCTGCCTTTACGTCGGTGGTCACTATAGCCACTACTCCGGCTATGGTTTGTTCTGCGTCTACTGCTACGCCGCGTCGAGCTATAACGGGTACATCGGCTGCCGCCTCCAGGAACTCCCCAACGGGGGAGTCTGAGGGGGCCGCAGCCCCCGCAGATAACCGCGCCGTAAGGCGCTGAACTTTATATGGGACTGTCTGTGCATTGCCGGTGTTTTTTTGTTCCCGGGCTCGTGCGATGTCTGGAACTTTGACTCGTCGAACCCCTGCCTCTACGTCGGTGGTAACTATAGCCACAACTCCAACTATGGTTTGTTCTACGTCAACTACAACGCCGCGTCGAACTATAACGGGAACATCGGCTGCCGCTTCCTTTTTGATATTTCCAACCTCACACATTCTTGGCACAGACAGCCGCACACCCCACGGTGAAGATAGGCATTTTGGGAGCGGGCTAGTACACCCCGCAAGGGGCGCTGGAACGTCCGTACAGCTAAAAGGAGGGTATCCCAATGAAGAGAGCTGGAAAGCTCTTTGATACGTTAATCTCAGATGATAATTTGCTGCTTGCCATCGACGAAGTGAACCGCACCCACCACTGGAATCGAGGCCACAAGCCCAACACCTGCACGGCTTGGGTGGAGGAGACCAAGCCGAAGCGGGTGGAAGACCTGCGGCGAATACTCGTCGGCGGCTTTGAGCCGAAAAAGCCTCATGTCAGCCAGCGGTGGGACGCGAACGCCCGGAAATGGCGCACCATCAGCGAACCGGCCCAGTGGCCCGACCAGTACGTCCACCACGCCCTCATTCAGGTCTTGCAGCCCAGGATGATGCAGGGGATGGACTTTTACTGCTGCGGCTCCATCCGGGAGCGCGGGCCGCACCGGGAAAAGAAAGCCATCCAGCGGTGGATGAAGTACGACCGCAAGGGGACAAAGTACGAGTTCAGCGGGGACATCCGCCACTTTTACGACAGCCTGACCCCGGAAGTCGTCATGGCCCGGATGCGGCAGCTCTTTAAGGACCGCCGCGTCCTCGACCTCATCCGGCGCGTCATCCGGGACGGCGTGAAGCTGGGGACGTACACCTCGCAATGGTTCGCCAACGCCGTCTTACAGCCCCTCGACCGGCTCATCCGGGAAAGCGGGCTGTGCAAGCATTACGCCCGGTATATGGACAACATCACAACCTTCGGGCCGAACAGGCGCAAGCTGCGCAAACTCCGCATCCTTGTGGAGAGCTGGCTGAACGCCCACGATCTGAAGCTCAAGGGAGACTGGCAGGTGTTCCCGGTGGCGAAGAGGCAGCCGAAGACGCCCCTCGCCCCGCCCCGGCGCGGCTTTGCCCGGGCGAAAGGGCGGCTGCCGGACGCTGTAGGCTACCGGTACGGGAGAGGGTACACCATCCCCCGCAAGCGGAATCTGCTGCACATCAAACGGGCGCTGGCGCGGTATCGCAAGCGCAGGCGGCAGGGGAAGCCCATTGCACCCAGAGCGGCAGCAAGCCTGCTCTCGCGCCTCGGGCAGCTCCGGCACTGCAGCAATTATCATCTCTATCAATGGCTGTTTCGGGGAGAGCGGGTCGTCCGCGACCTGAAGCACGTCGTCCGCAATCAGCGGAGAAAGGAGAACCTGACGTGGACTATGTTTTTGGCACAAGGGGCGGCGCTGAAGTCCTCAAGACCATCGGCGACGCTCACACCAGCCTGACCGGATACCACCAGCTCGAGCGGGAGTATCCCGACCAGACTATCACCGACAGTTTCCGGGTCGTCCGCAAACTGCGCAGCGCGAAGGATGTGGAGGGGCGCTGCTATGACTGGTACGAGATCGACCGCCACTACCGGATGACCGACAAGACCGGCCCTCTGGCAGAGCAGGCGGCGAAGACCGCTGCGGAGATGGAAGACGCCCTGTGTGAGCAGGACATGGCATCACAGGAGAGGCTGGCGGTTATCGAGGACTCGCTGTGCGAGCTGGATGCCGCCGTCAACAAGTAAGGAGGACATCAAAATGGATAAAATCTGGGCAAACAGGTTGATCGCCGGTACTAAGGTGTGGGCAGAGATGCCCGCATCCCGCCGTGCCGGGGTCAAGCGGGAGCTGGCCAAACGGGTAGCCGAGGGAGAGATCACCGCAGAGCGGTACAAAGAAATCACGGGGGAGGACTACAATGAGTAAACTTCTTGAGCTGCTGGAAAAGCTGGTGCGGGCCATTTTTGGCCCGGGGGACGAGCAGGACATGGGCGAACCTGAGCCTGCGCCCCAAGCCCCCGAGGCAGAGGCTGTCACCGGCTGGGGGGGCAGCCCGCCCTACCGGTACATCGACGTGAGCCGGTATCAGGGCCTTATCGACTGGGCGCAGGTGGCAGCGGCGGGCTACAAGGGAGCGATGCTCAAGACGGTGAGCACCAATCACAAGCTCTCCAAGCGGGCAGACGGCCTCTACATCGACCCGACCTTCGAGACCAACTACCGCAACGCCCGTGCTGCCGGGCTGGACGTTGGCATCTACTACTACACCTACGCCACCAGCGAGGCGATGGCCGATGCAGAGCTTGCCCTGCTGCGGCAGGCGGTGTACGGCAAGGAGTTTTCTCTCCCCGTTTGCGTGGACGTGGAGGAGAACAAGCTCAAGCAGCTGTCCACGCTTGACCTGTCCAACCTTGTCGCCTACGCGCTGGAACAGGTGGAGAAGATGGGCTTTTACGCCCAGCTCTACACCTACACCGGTTACAAGTATGAGCTGGACATGGCTCGGCTGTCATCTCGGTGGGACGTCTGGCTTGCCGACTACACCGGCGAAACGCCCAACGTGACGTTTAACTACAGCGCCCACCAGCACACCAGCAAAGGCAGCGTGCCGGGCATCACGGGCAACGTGGACCTCAACGTGACCGAACTCAACTACCCCCGTATCATCCGCAAGAAGGGCCTGACCCGTCTCCGGGAGGGCAAATGACCGAAAAAGAAGCTTTGCTGTGGGTGCTGGGCGTCCTGGGCAGCCTGTGTGCTGCGGCCATCACCATCGACAAGGTGCTGGAAATCATCCACAAGTACATCAAAAAGGCGCAGGAGCCGGACAACGAGCAGAACAAGCGGCTGGATGAGATGGACAAGCGCATCGGCACCTTGGAGCAGGGCCAGCTTCAGCACACGCAGGCCCTCGCCCGTGACCAGCGCCGCTTTGACGAAATCGACGAAGTGAGTCGTCTGACCCTCGACGGGGTGCGCAATCTGCTGGATGCCCAACTCTCCGGCAACAACCGCGAGGGGATGCAGAAGAGCCGCACCGACATTGACAACTATCTGTTAAAAGGAGTGACCAATCATGGAAGCACTGGCAACTAAGCTTTTTGACCTTATCCCCGTGCCGGTAGCGGCAGTGCTGATGCTGGGAGGCTTTATCTTTTACGCCCTGGGCTGCGTCCGGCTGGGCTACGGTGCCGCCGTAAAGCCGCTGGTTCTGGACCTCATCGAGCGGGCAGAGCAGGAGATCCAGGGGACAAAGAGAGGCGCAGAGCGCAAGGCGTGGGTCGTCAAGATGCTCCGGGCCGCCCTGAGTACCAGCAAATACGGCAGGCTCATCAGCTGGGCCATCACTGATGAGACCATCGGTGCCGTGATCCAGTTTTTCTTCGACCGGGCAAAGGCGGCGCTGGAAAAGCAGTAAAGGAGGAACAAGATGTATTATCTCAAAAACACAGAAATGGGCGAGCCTCGTTCCATTTATAAAGCCAAAGGAATGGGGCGCTTTTATCGCGGTACTTTTACCGGGCTTGATGGAAAGTATCAGGGCATGAAGGTATATACCTGCAAGTCTCTCAGGTACATCAAGAGCTTGCGTGAGCGTGTGCACGAATACTGCGAAGAATGGTTTGACGTGTACGATGAAAACGGCAAGGTTGAAATCTGAGCCGTAGAAAGGATTATACTATGGCAATCACTACATGGAGCGATTTTGTTAAGACCAACAAAATCGGGGCGTTAAGGCTCAAATTTGATAAAAAATTGCAAATTTGCGGTCTTAATATGGCAAAATGCGTATCTAAGCGCAACGCCGGACAGCTTCCGCAGCCCTTCTGGCTCGGTGCTGCCTGTGGCGGCGGCTCGCGTAGTGCTGCCCGCTGCGCTGCAAGGACTTAACCGACAGCAGATGACCGCAGCCATCAAAAACGCACCGCTTGGGAGGGTAGACCGTAAGATAGCCTTACTGCGGTACGTTGAGCGGCTCCCGCTGCCGGACATTGCAGCGCAGACACATTACAGCCGGACGGCAATAGGATACCGGCTGAAAGTTATTGATGAAAAGCTAGACGAAAGGAGCTCACCGTGAACCTCGAAAATGTTCCGACCGCAAATCTTGTTACAGAGCTTCGCAAACGCGAGGGCGTGGAAACGACCATTGTCGAGCCATATCAGGACGCAGAGGTCAGCGTCAACGGCCCTGCGCTGGTTCTTGTCGTGACGGATTGATTGTGGTATAATAACATCAACAAATCCGCCCGGCCTCTCGAAGAAGCGCATTAGGGCGGATATTTGTACAACTGACCAGTCTCCCGCGCGCCTACTTATAGTGCGTACCATGCGGGAGACGATTTTATACGAATTATGGCAAATAAAATATATCGCTTTTTGTCCCGTGTTTTGTTCGCTCTGATTATTTTTGGGGCGACATCAAGCGTTCTAAAAGCCGTCATTCCGTTTTGGCATAGTGCATTTATAGGCGTGGTTTTATCGGTATATGCGTCTTTGCATTATACGCCATACGATTTATGATTTGAAAGGCTACGGCCTTTGTAGAGAGCGGCATTGCCTGTGGGCGGTTCCGCTCTTGATTTTAGACTTCGCCGTTTTGGCAGCACAAAACCCCCGGTGTTCCGTTTGGAGCACCGGGGGTTTTTGTTTATTTGAGATATTCCCGCAGAGCCCGCAGGATGAGTTTCTCTGATGGATAGACCTCAAAGGCCTTGCCGCATATCACACACTTTTTTCTGCGACTCACCCTTGCAAGTCGGCGATGGCAACACCGCAGACATTTGCGATTTTTTCGAGGGTGTTTACTCTCGGGACAGCCTTCCCGGATTCCGCATATTGGATGGTTGCAGTGGACAGCCCGGCTTTTTCTGCCAGCGCCCGGATAGTCAGCCCGGCGTTTTCTCGAGCGGCCTTGATTCTTGCAGAAGACACGCCGAGTGTTTTATAATCGGGTGACATATATCCGATTTGGAACATGCCCTGCTGCTGCAACGGCAATGCTTTGAGCGCAAAGCTGTTATCTACGTCCTCAAGGTCTACATCCTTCAGAACGTAAGCGCAGGCGTTGTCAAGCTCCGGGGTCATCTTGTGGAGCTTGTGCGCCAGCATAATTTTCATCATCACGCCACGCACAGGAAACCTCGTAGCGTTGTCAAGGTCTGCCTGATTCACGCAGTCGGGGTTGCAGGCTTTATCCAGCAAACGGTACAGCTTGCCCAGATTTTGGATGGTGGTGTTTTCCATTTTGTCCTCCTAGCATTCACTTGTTCAGCATGTCCATCACGGCGTTGTAATGGCTTTCGTATTCCTCGGCAACGGCAAGCTCTTTTTCGACTTTCGCCTTCTGGTAAGCCCGCTCTTCGCCGTAGATTTCGCTTTCAATCGCATCGGGGATCTCAACGAATGCTTTCTGCTTTTTGCCATTGACCATCACATACACGCCGAATGCGTAACGCACGTTCTCCGGCCAACGACCGATCTGCTGCTTGTAGGCACCTGCCTTCATTTCCTTCCCATTCACCAGCAGGGAATTGATGGTGTACTGCCATTCGTGGCACAATACGGAGAACTCGTTGCCGTCGCTCGAGATAGTTTTTTCGGTAATGACCTTTTTGTCAATGTCGAGTTCGATTTTTGCGCCGCGGGCGGTATTCCAAGAGTATTTCATTTTTTGTGCCTCCATCTGTGTTTCCTTCTGACGCCATCATTATACCACAAAACTAATACAAGTGATACAGGCATAGTCACCAGACTTTGCCTTATTTTTTTGTCTATTTTGTATCAGTTGTATCAGATTTAAGCAGGGCTCAACTGAGTGTTTTTGTCCTTCGTTGTGCGTTCGTTGCCTCTTAACTCTCCTTAAAAAGGTAAACTGAGCGCAAAGGGAGGGAAGCGCCATGTGGCACAAGTTTAACCCCAACCCCCACGGGAGCAGCGTCGGAGACTGTGCTGTGCGGGCGGTAGCAGCGGCCACCGGCCGGAGCTGGGAGCAAGCTTATATCAGCCTTGCGCTCACTGGTTACGCCCTCGGCGATATGCCCAGCGCCAACCGCACATGGGGCGCATACCTCCAAAAGCAGGGTTACAAGCGCCGCATGGTGGAAGCCGACTGCTCCACCTGTTACACCGTGGCAGATTTTGCCCGGGAGTATCCGCGCGGCGTGTATGTACTGGGCTGCTCCGGCCACGTTCTGGCCGTCATCGATGGCAAGTGGTGGGACAGTTGGGACAGCGGCGCAGAATGCCCGATCTACTACTGGTACAAGGAGGAAAACGATGCCGATTTATAACGGATACCCGCAAGTGTATTACCCGCAACAGCCGCAGGGGCAGCTGGAACAGCTGAGGGCGGCGCAGTACCAGGCCCAGCCCGTCATGATGCCGACAATTCAGGGGCAGGCCGCACCGGCTGACAGCGGTTTTATCTGGGTACAGGGTGAAGCGGCAGCTCGGGGCTATCTGGTTGCCAACGGGAGCCGGGTGCTTTTACTGGATGCCGATTCCGATACCTTTTACATCAAAGAAGTGGGGCAGGACGGCAGGCCGTTTCCTCTCCGCATCTACGACTACAAAGAACGCACCAGAGGCCCCAAAGCGTCGATCGCTGCCACGCAAGCCGCAGGCGGGGAGTATGTCACCCGCAAGGAGTTCGACGCGCTGGCGGCAAAGCTGGCGGCGTTGGAGAAGCAGGAAGCACCAGAGCCGGAAAAGGAGGGCTAAACGATGAGCAGCAGCTTGTATAATTCGATGGGCCGACAGACCCAGAACCCCATTGGCGGGCAGTTCCAGCAGTTTATGGGCCAGATGCAGGGAAAGAACCCGCAGGAGATGATAAACCAGATGCTCACCTCTGGGCAGCTCTCACAACAGCAGCTCAACGCCATTCAGCAGCGGGCACAGCAGATCGCGCCGATGCTCAACGGCATGAAAAATATGTTTGGATTCTAAAATGCGGCCGCATTTAGAATAAATTTCAAAATCTAACGTAAAGGAGTAAAACTATGTCTCTTTCTTCTGATAGCACGGTTCTGACCATGCCGGTACAGCCCGCCAATGGTTACAGCAACGGCTTCAACGGCTGGGGTGGCGACTGGATGGGCTGGATCGTCCTCTTCCTGATTTTCGGCATGTTCGGCTGGGGCGGCATGGGCGGCTTTGGCTGGGGCGGCGGCATGGGCATGGGCGGCGCTTCGCCTTATATGACCAGCGCCGTCACACAGGCAGACCTGCAGCGTGGCTTCGACAACCAGAGCGTCATGAACAAGCTGAACGGGCTGGAAAGCGGCCTGTGTGATGGCTTCTATGCCATGAACACCGGGATGCTTCAGGGCTTCAACGGCGTGCAGCAGGGCCTGAACGGCGTCACCAACGCCATGCAGCAGGGCTTCAACAGTACTAACGTCGCGCTGATGCAGGGGCAGAATGCTCTGGCTACACAGCTGGCAGACTGCTGCTGCAAGACCCAGACCGCGATCCAGGGCGTCAACTACAATCTGGCCACGCAGGAGTGCGACACCAGAAACCAGATGCAGCAGGGCTTCTGCGCAACGCAGAACACCATGAACAACAACACCCGGGACATCATCGAGAATCAGAACAGCAACACCCGCGCGGTGCTCGACTTCCTGACCAATGATAAGATCGCCACCCTGCAGAGCGAGAACAACGAGCTGCGCCGGGCAGCTTCTCAGGATCGCCAGAGCGCGTTCCTGACCACCGCGATGAACGCGCAGACCAACCAGATCATCGGGACTCTGCAGCAGAAAGCTCCCGTGCCTGCCTATCAGGTGCCCAACCCCAACGCCATTTACTATGGCTGTGGGACCGGCTGCGGCAGCTGCGCATAACCGAATCACGACAGCTTTTTGAGTGGTTGTTTCCAAAATGGAAATGCCCACATCAAAATGTTCAGCCCCTGAGCTGATTTTGCAAACCAGAGCGCCGGGGCAAAAGTCCCGGCGTTTTTTCTATGAAAGGAGCCGATAAAATGGCTGAATTTAGCAACTCCAACACCGTCACGGTAGCGGCGGGTGAAAACCTTCCCCTGACCGAGACCGCCGTGAAAGCCCCCGCCTGCATCATGCACCGTGAGGGCAGCGGCCTCGTGACCCTGCGCGGCCTGACAAACCAGTGCAAAGCCCGCTTCAAGGTGAGTTTTGGCGGCAATATCGCCGTTCCCACCGGCGGCACTGTGGGACCCATTTCCGTGGCGCTGGCTGTCGGCGGTGAGTCGCTGACCAGCGCGACCGCGATTGTCACCCCGGCGGCAGTCGAAAATTACTTCAATGTTTTCGTGGCTGCGTTCATCGAGGTGCCGCGTGGCTGCTGCGTGACCGTGGCGGTTAAAAACACCAGTACGCAGGCAGTCAGCATTGCAAACAGCAATCTGATCGTTGAGCGGGTAGCATAAGAAAGGAGATAAAGTCATGCTGGATAAACTGAATCATTTGAAGGATGAGATGTGCGACGAGCTCATGGAGCTGACCGACAAAAAGAATCGCTCTCCGGGCGATGTTGAGATGATCGGCGAGATCGTGGACATCATTTTGGACATTCACCGCATCGAGGATTACTGCGAGGGCGGCGAGTACAGCCGTACAGGCGAGTGGGAAACCGACATGCGCGGATCCTTCAACCGCGACGCCGGAAACGGTTACAACCGGGGCAACAGCTACGCCAACCGTGGCCGTCACTATGTGCGCGGACACTACTCCCGCACGGATGGCCGTGATCGCATGATCTCTGACATTGAGGACATGATGCAGGACGCCACCGGCGCAGAGCGAGACGCTTACAAACGCGCGGCGGACATTCTGCGCAACGCATAAGGGAGGAGGGCGGCAAGTATGGACATCGACGAGATCAACACCCATATCCACAAGCTGAAATGCGGATCGACGGACTGGCAGAGCGTGGAAAAACTTGCCGCCCTCTGCACCGTGAGGAATGAGCTGGAAGAAAAGCAGGCACCGGCAGAAATGCAGACTCAAGCGCTGCCTCCCGCGTCGTACCCGGCGTCATACTCCACAAAAGCAAATCCGCAAAGCGAGTTCGTGGAAGCGGCCAGCGCCGCGCCCTTTGGAGGCTTGATGGAAGTGCTTGATGAGCACATGAGCGCCATAAAGCTTGCATACCCGAAAGAGTATGAGTTGGTCATGCGGAAGATAACCGCATTGTAAAACGACACAAAATGTGTTATTTTTACATACAGCCAAAACTTGAAAAGCTAAATTTTTAAGTTTAATAAGCTAACACGAGACTAACAAACTTTGAGTTTTTATCGATAAATGGTAAAATAAAACTGATTTGTAATCAGTGGGTTGCAGGTTCAACTCCTGTCACCAGCTCCAAAAAGTCCTACGATATACCGCTGAAAAGCGGCGTGTGTCGTGGGGCTTTTGCTTTTTGGGAAAAGGTGCGCAGGACTGTTCAATAAAGAAAAAAAGTGCTATAATACTTATAAGCCTGAAACTTTACACGAAAGGGTGGGTGTGTTATGAGTACAAGAGAATTGGCAAGAACCCTGCTGGACGAGATGCCGGATAGTGATTTGATCTATCTGGTGGCGTATATGCAGAGCTTAAAGGCTCTTAAGGATGCAGAGATACCCAACGCCAAGACACAAGCGGCGATTGATGAAGTGGACAGCATGATTAGAACCGGCAAGGGAGAACACTTTGAGGGCTCTACTGCCGACTTCTTCGCTCAACTGGCGGCGGAGGGCTAAACCGTGTTAAAGCTGAACACTTCTACGCAGTTCAAAAAGGATTATAAAACCTGCATGAGGCGGCACTATAACATGGATCTGCTGCAGGCGGTCGTTGATGTGCTGCGAGTGCCTGACGCATTGCCGCAAAAGAACCGAGACCACAGCTTAACAGGCAATTATACCGGCTGCCGTGAATGCCATATACAGCCGGACTGGCTGCTGATTTATCGGCAGACAGATACGGAGCTGTACTTAGTAAGCACCGGCACACACGCCGATTTGTTCGGCCTATAAAGGAAACAGGAAAGAGGCCAAGACCTGACAGAATGGGTCTTGGCCTCTTTTTCTGCAAGGTATGCAGAAAAATCATGCCGCCCGGCGGGGTGCGGGTATTGAGATCGGCTCATCACGACGCCGCTGTGGTGTTTGGTGGTGTAAAATATAACAAACGAAACCGCCCCCGGGGAGACCCGGGGGCGGTTTCGTTTCGAGGAAATGGCTCTCCCCTTGGGAGAGCTGGCGCGAAGCGCCTGAGAGGGCAAGGCTGCTACAAGAAAAGCACAGGCACAGCGAAAGTATCGCTCTGACAAACAGTCAGTTTATCGCTGTGCGGCGGCCCTTTCGCCACGGGCTTGCCCTCTCCGTCACCTGCGGTGACACCTCTCCCAGAGGGAGAGGCTTACGGTGTTGCCGCTACATACCCCGCCTTCTCGATGCACCTGCGTCCCTCGTCGGTGTCCAGCCAGTCGTAGACCTTCCGCTGGGGGCTGTCGGGGGCGGCGTCCGCGTGGACGACTGCGTAGAACTCGTTGCAGAGCGGGTAGCTCTCATCGGCGATGGTGTCATTGCTGGGGGTCACGCCGTCCACAGCCAGCAGACGGAGGCCGGGCTTCGAGTACATCTGGTCGATGTAGTAGTAGACCGAAAAGCCGATGGCGTTGGCAGAGTTGTTGTACTCGGCGATGCTGTCCACGAGGCCGCCCATGTCGGCGGGGGCAAGCTCGGTGGGCGCGGCCATCAGCTGGCCGTCGCCCTTGTCGATGAGCAGCTTTTTGAGGAGGGTCTGACTGCCCGAGTCCACGCCCCGCTGGAACGCCACGATGGGGGAGTCCGCGCCGCCCACGTCCTTCCAGCTGGTGATGCGGCCCGCATAAATATCCCGCAGCTGCTGCTGGGTCAGGCTCTGGACGGGATTCTCTTCGTTGACGATGAACACCAGCGCGTCCCGGCCGATGGCTTTCTGCTCGAGCTTTGCGTCGGCCTCGGCCAGCTCTTCCTTGACGTACTCGGGGGCCTCGTAGACGATGAGCAGCTGTGCGCCGTAGTCCTCGCTGTCGCTGCGGGACCAGAGGCCGAAGTTCTCCCAGGCATAGGCCGTGGTGCTGACGGTGATGCTGGTCTGGGCCTCGAGAAGGTCCATGCCGGTGACGTCAGCCTTCATCTGGGCCATCAGGGGGATGCAGGCCGTGGAGCCGTCGAGGCGGGGGAACTCGTCCTCGGTCAGGAAGGGGACGGGCGTGTCCGGGTCGGGGACAGACGCCGCCGGAGAGTCGGCGGGGGAGTCCGCCGTGCCGGTCTTGCAGGCGGTGAGCATCGCCGCCCCGAAGCCGAGGCCCATCACCCGCAGGAAGCTGCGGCGGGAGATCATCTCTTTCAT